GCCAACAATTGCTCAAGGTGGTGTACCTATGGGTATTAATATTTCAATGACGTTTATGGAACTTGAGATACAAACCGCAGAAGATTATGGTATGGCTGGCCTTCCTGCATTAGATGTTCAAATACCTGATGTGCAAGAAGCAGCTGGAACTACAGCAGCCGCAAACAATACAGTAACCCCATCAGCAAATAACGCAGGAGGATAAAGTGTCTTATAAGTATTTTCAAGACTTCCCAGTAATCAGATATGAAGGAAGAAAGGTAAGAGACATTTCTCGGCGTGCTTCTTTTATGAGGGCCGTTTCTAATAACCCATACTTATATTATTCATATACCGTTAAAGATGGCGAACGAGCAGAAGATGTTGCTTTAGATTATTACGGTTCAGTTGATTATATTTGGTTAGTGTATATGGCAAACAATATCATAGATCCTTATTATGAATGGCCAATGGATGCTCAAACATTTAATGATTACTTGGTAGATAAATATACCGCAGAGTCTGGTAAAATTGGTGAAGATGTTATTGATTGGACTAAGAATGAAAGTATTGATGAAAACATATTATATTATATCAAAAAGGTTTAGGGATAGCACATGGCAGTAAATGATATTATTTTAGCACCGGAATCATTCCGAACAATTTATCTTCGTAGAGAGGACCGTGTCATTCTGCGTACTGAACGTGGACAAAAGATTATTGTGAAAAGAATCATTCCTGACGATTGGATTCCTTATCGTATCTTCGAATATGAAACACAACTTAATGACAATAAAAAAGAAATCTTTTTATTCGACGATGTCTACTTGGGACAAATAACTCGAGAATTACGAGATAGCGTAAGCGAATAATGGAAGAGACTTTTAACCCAGGATATTGTACGATTGAATCTGCGGAGATTATTACTGCCGATAGAGAGTCTGAAATTATTACTGGTCTTATTGGTAGGTTTGATTTACAGCAGTCAATGGCCAACGGAACAATTACCGGTTCTATTGATGTTTTAGATGGTGTTGGTTTATTAACAACATTGCCTATTAGAGCAGAAGAAAATTTAAAACTTAGACTTAAATCACACGACCTACAAACTGAACTTAATTTAGATTTACAGATAATAGAAATAAGTAATGTTTCAATACAAAAAGAATCAGGCGATCAGTACGCTTATACATTACACTTTGTAACAAGGTCTTCTTGGCAAGCAATGACAAAGAATGTTATTACTGCTTTCCGTTCCAAGTCCGCTTCTTATTGTGCAAAGCAATTATTTAAAACATACTTTAAGAAAAACCTTGGAAAGAATAGAACGTTTAATGTAGAAGACTCTGATGGAGAAATGAGAGTTATTATTCCTGACTATAATCCAATACAAGCAATGAAATTTCTTTGTGCCAAGGCGTTTACGAATAAATCTAAATCATCTACGTTTCGTTTCTTTGAAACAGTTGATGGTTATAACTGGGTAACTGATGAATGGTTATTAGCAGAAGCAAATAATGCTGAAAGAAAATCATTAAAGTATTCTCCTATCGTTGATCGTAATCCATTAGCAGGTCCTGTTATTATAGAAACATTATCTGAGTTCACTACTTCCAATCATGTTAATACATTAAAAGATTTAACAAACGGTGCGTATAAAAATTCAGTGATGGAAATTGATTTCACAACAAAAAAGAAAAGAGATTTCCATTACGACTATGTTAAAAAGAAAAGTAAGTATAAAGGAATGCAAGGTAAAGTCGGTGGTGTTGTAGGTTTAAAACATAGTGAAAGTTTTATTAAAGATACGTTCACTGAATCTAATGCACCGCAAAGTGTTGTGTATAGAGATTGGTCAGCTGCAGGCTTCGAACAGAAACCTGGGCAAATACCTCGCGGTGAACAACATATGACTGAGATTATTCAAAATAGAAGAGCTTATCATTATCATTTAAATGAAAACATGTGTAATGCTGTGATTCGCGGTAGGTTAGATTTAAAGCCAGGTGAGGTAGTTGATTTAACAGTATTAGAACCTAATGCTACTTTAGAAGGCGAACAGAATAAAAGATTAAGCGGTTACTATTTAATATATGCAACTTCACATAATATAGACGGTACTAATTTAGAAACAGAATTGGCAATGATTAAATTTGATTGGGAAACAGGCAGATGAACACAGCAGATGGTTCAGGAATAGGACAACCACATTTCTTTATAGGAGTTGTGGAAAATAACGTAGATAAATCTTTTGAAGGAAAGATACAAGTTCGTGCGTTTGGTATTCATGGTACACACTCTGATATTTCTACAAAAGATTTGCCTTGGGCAATTTGTGCTTCAGGTAGTTACGATCCAAACAATCCACCCCCACCTTTAAATGCTTTTGTTTATGGAATGTTCCTCGATGGAAGAATGGCACAACATCCATTAATACTTGGATTAATCCCAGGTAAATATAACGAAGAGATGGATCCCATAAAAGATGGTTATGGAGTGATAGCAGAAAAGGATGGTGATCTATTAGGTGGTGATTTTGCACCTCGACAATTTAACACAGGTGGCGGTCCTGATAAATTAGCAACAGGTGAAAGATTATTAGAAACTTATTTGTTAGCAATGGCAGCAAATAGAGTACACGATCAAAAGATTGCGAATACAGATGAAACATGGTCAGAGCCATCACCAGCATATGCTGCCAAATATCCATTCAATAAAGTAATTAAAACAGGAAGACATAGTATTGAGATTGATGATTCTCCAGGTGCAGAGAGAATTATGATTCATCACAATAGTGGTTCTTATATTCAAATAGATGCAAAAGGATCTGTTACTGAAAGAGCTGAAGCAGATCGTTATGAAGTTAATATCGGAACGAAACATGAATCGTCAGGTCATAGTGTTGTTACGATTAATGGTAATGCGCATGTTTATGTAAAAGGTGATAAGACTGAAGAAATAGAAGGTGACTATCGAATGCTTGTTCATGGCAATGCCGAGTTTGGTGTTGGTGGACAAATGAATCTAAACGGTGGTGAACAAGTTCAGCTTCGTGGCGGTGATGTTAAGTTAGAAGCCAATGCAGGTATTATGACTGTATTTGGTAAAAAGGAAATACAGTTTGAATCTGTTAATCAATTAAACTTCGTTGCCAAGAATATTAAAAATACTGCACTAAACACTTACGATGTATTCTCAACCAAGGCTATAAAGTTATCTACTCCTGGAGACATACATTTATTTGGATCAAATATAATCAATACGGCTTCTGGGTTAATCCCACCAACACTGCTTACAGGGACTTCTGTTCCTACACCAGGATGGAGTTTAACAACACCGTTAATGAATATTGCTTCAGTATCAACTTCTCATACAGGAATATTTAATACAACTGCTATTAACTCTGGTATCATTACTTCAAGCAGTGTTGTTAATTCACCTGCGGTTGTCGCAACAACTGTGGCAGCAACATCTGGTGACTTTACTACTTTAGGTGCGCCACTTATGACGGCAACAGGAGCTGCATATAACGGAGCTTATCGTCCACCAGTTGTAAGTGTTTCTATACCAAGTGTACCTGCATTATTACCTCCTGCACAATCTGCACCAGTAGTTGCACCGTTACCTGGGATTACTTCAGGTTGGGCGTATCCTACAGGTAATAGCCCAGAGTTTCTCGCTAAGGTATTAAATCCTGCATCTGCATTCCTTGCTATTGTTGCCGACTTTGTTCCAATTGATCTTGGAGCATGGGGTATGACATTATCTAAAATGCCTGAACCTCCTGGGAAGTCAACTTCTATTATTCCTAAAGGTTATTTCGCAATGGGTCATGCATCAGGCGTTCTTGCACCACTTGATGATTCTGCAACTAACTCTGATATAGGAGGCGTGTAAAATGGCAGGCGTATGTATAGATCCTAATGATCAAGTTACACTAAATAAGTTATCGTTAAAACCTGTAAACGTTACAGATCTAAAAGGAAGATATACTCTTTCTCAAATTGATGCAGTAACTCAACAAGTTGCGGATAGTATTGCTAATGATGCAGAATTAAATCCATTAACAAAAGCAACAAGTTTATACGGAGATGATTTAGGTTTATCAAATAATTACTTAAATGGATTGCTTCGTCAGAGTATAGGAGATCTTGGTGGTTACCCTGACCTTCAAGGAAGATGGGACCGAGGAAATATTTCTCAACTTGAAACTGCTGACTTTATTCAGAGATATAATTATACTCCTCAAGGTTTAATGAATGAAAATGATTATCAGAGATTGGCAAGGAATTTAGATTCTTATTATAAAAACGATTTCAGTACAAGTTTATTAGGTGGATTCTGCGATAGGTTTGATTCTATCTTTTCTTCTATTGATGCGTTCTTTGATTTAATTGGAGTTGTAGATGGTCTGATTACAGATGCTTTAGCAATTGCTGATAAGATCAGTAGAGGATACGATGGAATTAAAGATCTTACTGTTCAAGAAATCATTGATAAACTAATTGAAGAAATTAAGGAAAAGGTTGAAGCCGTAATTAACCAAGTCTTTGCAGAAGTACAAGATATGGTTGATAATTTCGATCCTGCTGCTATTACAGAAGGCTTTGAAACATTTGTAGATGCTAAAGTTGTAAAAGGTATTATGACAGTACGAGAACAGACCTGTGCGTTCTTTACCGAAGAGAATAAGAAAGGTATTACAGATAAAGTTGGTGGGCTGATTGATTACGCAAAAAGTTTATTCGAGAGTCCTGGTATCGAAGAGATTCAGTTCCTTATTGCTCGTGTTTGTGCACTTGCAGCGAATGTAGAGGCTTTAATAAGGGACATTAATAAACCGTTGAGCGATTATACCAACCGATATACAACCATCGTAAACAGGCTTAAAACGATTTCAAGGATCAACGAATCTTCGGCAATCAAAGCAGGAGCTATACGGTATTCTCCAACAACTAGGAAAGAGGTAATAAATAGATTAGAAGGTAGATGGACTTTGGCTGGTGGAGATGCAATAACTAACACAGGTGAGCCACCAAAAAACATCGCCCCTATTACTGCTGCGGATTATAGAGATCTGCCAAGGTGTGGTAATGTATTCGCAGGCGCAGACTCAGATATAGGTTTGGGTCCAAGTGGAAGTATTAACCACTTTGATGCAAAAGAAGGTGTTGGAATATATGGATATACAAGAGTCGATCTTGATGTTAAAGTATATCTTAAAAGATTAAAGTTATTAACAGGCAGTAAACTTATCATAACAAATGGTTGGGTAAGTAAAGCTTATAATACAGAACAAAAATGGGCAGAAGATAATTCCCATTTAAGTGGAATGGTAGTTGATATTAAAAAGGATATGGCTGACGTTCCAAAGTTTTTAGAAGACGCGTTTACTACAGGATTTAAATACGTTAAAGAATACGATGATTTCATTCATTTAGATTTAAGAGAAATATTATAAATGTCAATAGCAGAGTACTTATCGCCTAAAAAGAAAAAGGTAAATCTTTATACGGACTTCCATAAGGATCTTCGTATTAGTCCTGTGTCAAAAGATATTGCATTACAAAAAGATGAGACAGCAGTTAAAGACGCAATTAAAAATCTTATATTAACCGATCGTGGTGAACGACCAATGCAACCATACTTAGGTGGCAATATTCGTGATATGCTTTTTGAGAATCTAACACCAGGAACGCTCAAACTAATTAAAGACAGAGTAACATCTACAATTACGACTTACGAACCAAGAGCAAGTTTAATTGACGTATTTGTTTCGGGAGATCTCGACGCAGGAATCGTTAATGTTAAAATTACTTTTTATGTTCGTAACGAGCAACAACCAATTTCATTAGATGTTATATTAAAAAGGAATAGATAGAGATGGCAAATCCAAAAACACCAATTACTGAATTAGATTTCGAAAGAATCAAAGATCAGTTTAAGGTATATCTTCAAACGCAAACACAATTCAAGGACTACAACTTTGAAGGTTCTAACCTGTCTGCTTTACTTGATGTACTTGCTTTTAATAGTTACAATAATAACTTCTATACGAACATGGCTCTCAACGAAATGTTTCTTGACTCTGCCGTCCTTAAGAACTCTATCGTTTCTCATGCTAAAGAATTAAACTATATTCCTCGTTCACGTAAATCTTCTAAAGCAATTGTTAATTTAAGAATTGAAGATACAGTCACGCAAGATTCAACAATCTCAATTCCTCGGTACTTTGCTTTATCTGCTAACTATCAAGGTGAATCATATAACTTTGTAACAGAACAATCATACACAGCAAGAAGAACAGCTCCTGGTGTATTTGAAGTACAAGATGTAGAAATGTTTGAAGGAGAAATGTTAACAAGTTTCCAAAGAGAAGGATTTATTGTTGATGCAGATGGTGTACTTAGAGTATACCTTACAAACAATGAAGTAGATACAGATTCAATTGTTGTGTTTGTTGATGCGGAAGCAACTGACGATGCAAACGTATTCCAAAGAGCCAATACAATTTATGGTGTTAAACCATTAGATAAAGTATTCTATCTTGAACCTTATCTTGATGAAAAGTATTCTATTTACTTTGGTAAGAATCAATTTGGTTTACAACCTCAAGAGTTTGAAGATGTAAGAGTACGTTATAGAATCTGTTCAGGAGAAGAACCAAACGGAGCAGATACTTTTGGTCAAACATTTATTGGTGAAAACGGAACCGTCTCTGCTACTGTCGTTGCTGCGGCAACAGGTGGACAAGAACGTGAATCAATGGAAAGCATTCGTTACTTTGCTCCTAAGGCATTACAAGTTCAAGAACGAGCAGTCACAACAAAAGATTACGAAATATTATTACAACAAGCATTCCCTGAAATTACAGCGGTCTCTGCTTACGGTGGCGAACAATTAGATCCACCTCAATTTGGTCGAGTTGCGATTTCAGTATTTCTAAATGACAATACAAGAATCATATCCTCAACATTATCTAATTCATATATTGCTTATTTAAAAGAAAGAGCTCCATTAGGTATTGAACCAATCTTTAAACAAACTGAATTCGTTTATGCTGATATGGAAGTAAGTGTAAATTACAGTAAAAAGAATACAGAGAAATCTGCTTCTGATTTAGAATTACTTGTACGATCAGCAATACAAAAATATTCAGATGACAACTTAGAATCTTTTGATAAAACTTTAAGATCATCTAAACTATCAGGAATCATTGATGCATTAGATACAGGTATATTAAGTAATGAAATTCATGCTGTTCCTATTATTGAATATTCACCGCCACTTAATTTTAACACTAACCCGACATTCAGATTTGAGTGTGGCTTAGTTAGACCATACGCTTATAAAGCAGCAAACGGTTTTGCGAATTATAAGCCTGCGATTAAATCATCTCCGTTTGATATTGATGGACTTTGTGTATTCTTACAAGATGATGGTAACGGAAACATTATGATAATAACAGATGACGTTACTAATCCACAAATTATTAATCCTACCGCAGGAACAGTTGATTACGTTAAAGGTGAAGTTAAATTAACAAACTTTAAAGTAGAAGCGTTCAATGGTTCAGCAATTAAGATAACTGCAAAGACAATCGAAAATGATATTAAAGCCCCACAGGGTAGAGTCTTTATATTGAGAGACACAGATATTAAAATAGTTATGGACCTGGTTGAATCTGGAGGAAGAGCAACTGCAACGCAAGCCGCGGCCTCTACTTCAAATACATTGACGTCAACAGGATCTGGCTCAGCTTATTAATAAGAGAGAACAATAATGCCTCAGGGTGAAATAGAAAAAAACATATCGCTTTTTGTTAAGCGCCAATTCCCAGCAATATATAGGGAAGATGGACCTGAGCTTGTGCAATTAGTAGAGGACTATTATAAGTGGTCTGAAACTCAAGAGAATCAGCATCTATATCAATCAAGACGTTTATTTGAAACTAAAGATATAGATACAACATTAGAGAGTATGATTATACTCTTCAAGAAAAAGTTTCTTGCTGATCTTCCTCTCAAAGCAGATCTTATTAAATTCATTATTAAAAATATCCTTGATCTTTATCGTGCAAAAGGTACAGCTCGAGGTATTGAATTATTCTTTGCTATATTCTATCAAGAGTTTGATATTGAAATCGCGTATCCTTCTGCCAAGATGCAAAAGATTTCTGATTCAGAATGGAAGCAAGGTGTATACTTACAAATGTTTCCAAACAATAATCTATTCACGTCCAAGACAGGCGCTGAATACGAATATTATGATCTATTAGCACGTAACATCGAAGGTGCAGTTACAAAGGCAAAGGCTTCAGTACGATCAGTTAACTTCTTTGTTTTAAATGGTGTTAAAACTCCTGTCATATATCTCGATGGTATTCAAGGTACATTTAAAAAGTACGAAGATATCATTACTAATATTAATGGAGAGGTTGTTAGTTTTGGTAAAGCAAACGGATCTCTATCATCCTTTACAGTTGATGAAACAGATACTAATGCGGCAACAAGAAGAAAGGTTGGTGAAGTATTTGAAGTAAGACAAAAGAACGCTTACGCAGGTACCGCAATTGTTACTAAAGTTTCAACTGATGTCTCAGGAGAAGTTCAATACGATTTAAAAGATGGTGGTTATGGTTACACAATAGCCAACACAAGACTAATTGTTTCTGACCAATCTATTATTTTAAATAATGGAGAGACAGGATACGATCAGCAATTTATTATCGGAGAATCAATATCAGATGCATTTGGTAATATAGGTACTGTCGTTGGACAGAACGAAAGTGTTCTTGGTTTTAAAATGACAGCAGGTCAGGAGATGCAAGATCTAAGTATCGTTACGTCTGCAACTTCAGGTTTAACAATTGATCTCTCTGATGTTGAAAATCAGCTTACAGGACTTAATGCTACTTCACCCGGTTTACAGTTTGCCGATACAGGAAGCGCTAACGATGTAAAGATTGGGAGTTTAACAGATACTTCGGTTGCTTCTGTTATTACAGATCCAATCACTCCTTATTTAAATATTACACTTGATGCAGCGGATTATGGAGCAACTACTCCAATGTCAGGTACGGCATCACCTGTTCTTATATCAACTCCATTAGATGAAGCTTTTGATATTCAAGATTTAACAATCGGAAGAATTAATTCGTTTGAGAATCTTAACCCAGGATCAAATTATAAGAACGATGTATTTGCTCTTCCTCAAGATTCTCTAATTAAAAATCTCGATCGTAAGAATCAAAAAATATTATTCTCAGATGCGGGTGACGCAGGTAGTTTCTCAATAGGTGATAGAATACAAGGTACTACTTCTAATGTGATTGGAGTAATTCAAGATATTAACCAATCAGCCGGATTTATAACGGTTGTACCATTTAATTATTATGGACTTAATTCAGACGAAGATATTTTATTAGTTAACGCGCCAGGTAATGATTTCGATGTTGCTATTATTCAAGATGACTTTGAAGATTACAAAAGATTTGGTGATAACGCAATCATGCAAGCTACAACAGAATTTGCTGTAGGAAAGGTTGAAGAAGTTACTATTGTTAATTCAGGATTTGGATATGTTGGGTACGACCCAGTATTAGTTAATTACGACACCTTAGAGTTTCAACAAGGTAAAGGTCAATTAAGAGATTCAGATGGAAACACAATCGTAGAAGGATTTATTCAAGCTGAAAATCAAGGAAGCACTGCAGGTTATTGGGCAGGACAAAATTCTCACTTAAGTGGTTACAAACAATTAAGTTCTACAACTGTTGATATTTTACTTCCAACAGGCAGCTTGGCATACGCAGCAACATTGATGGTATTTGGAGCTGATCCTACAACTTCTATCGCTGGTCTTAGTGATGGTGTTGAACCTTGGTTAAGAAGTACAGCTTCGGATGGATATCCAATATATGATTTAAGTAAACAAGGATTGGCACTAACTGCTGCAACTGGTATATGGTTCAACCAAATCAAAGATGGAACTGCTGCAGATTCAATTAAACAAAGATGGACTGATATTGTTGTTCCTTCTTTGAAGACTCAATTCTGGTATCCTACACAAGATCTTATAGTGTACACTATTGATGATACGGTAACAACATACGAACAAGAATATATTGATTCCGGAATGAGAATACAGGATAGTGATTTCTATCAAGAGTATTCATATCAAATTAAATCAACGTTACCTCTACAAGAATATGAAAAACTATTAAGAGAGAATGTTCACCTAGCAGGTTCAAAACTATTTGGTGACTTTATATTTAAAGCCTACGCAGGCGGATCTATTAAACAAAGATTCTTAAGAAAGTTCAACGACCAAGGTCAAGGTTCTCCATTCGACCAAGCAGACATCGAGAACTTAAGAGCTTCCGTTACCAACTATACTTCTGATAGTACATTTGTTGCTGCCGACCATATTCCTGGAGGAACAGGTGGATTAACATTAGTTGAAGGTTCAGCGGATGATCTAACAATTACAAGACAATGGGATCAAGGATTCCATGATTACGAAGTTACTGTTGGAATGCCAACTACAGGAACAGGTCCTTACCCAGTTGCGATCTTATTACATGGTAATGGTGGAACTGGTGAGGGAATGGTTAACTCATGGAAAGATGATTTACCAGGACATATATTAATTGGCATACAAGGATTCGTTAATTCTTGGAACGTTTCAATGGAAGTCAGTAATGGTCCTGACATTGATATGATAGTAGAAATGATTGCCAAGCTGAAAATATATAATAACGTTGACGAAACCAAGATTCGTATTCTAGGACAATCAAACGGTGGTGCTCTTGCGTTGAGAGCAGCAATTGAAATAAGAGATCTGAGTGTTGATGTAATTGCTTGTTTAATATCTCAAACGAATACAGATCAATATAGAGACAGCAGATTCTATTATCCTTCTAATGAATTGGAAACAGGTGATAACTATCCTAACGATGGATATGATCAGTTTAGAAACCCAATACCACAAAGAAGAATATTACAACTTAACGGAATGCAAGACTTTACCGTACCGTTCGTTGGTGGTGGAAGTAATATTATTGCCAACAGCCCAACGTTCTTAAGTGCAAATGATTCGTCTTATAGATTCGCGCAAGCAACTAATTATACTGGGTTCCAATTAACAGGCGGTTTCGCATACGGTCCAAATAGTAGGATTAGTGATTACGGTAAAGTAGTATGGATGAGAGATCAAGCAGGTCACACAGTAACTGCGGATATGAGAAGACTAATCAACAAATACTTTGAGAATGATTTCGACACAACATATTAACAATAAATATTTAATTAAAGATAAATTAGGAAAGAAGAGCTATGGCCAAGCAAATAATTAACATCGGAGCATCTGCGAATGACGGGACAGGTGATCCGTTACGTAATGCTTTCGATAAAGCAAACGATAACTTTACGGAAGTATACTTAGCATTAGGTAATGCAAATAATCCAATTGATTTATTTGATACCAACGGTGCTTTGGATTTATTAGGTAAACCACATAAAGTATCATTCTTATATAATACGGAGGCTTTGTTAGAAGCAGTTAGTCCATCCACTTATCATGGTGCAATTGGACATGCTCACGACACAGGCGCATTATATTACGCTCACGGTACTTGGAATAAAGTATTAACAGATACATCAGCAGGAGCGCCTGCGAGTTATGTTGATCCTCTAAACACATTTGTATATTCGGCCAATATTACAAATGATGAAGTAGATGGTTACGTTCTCGGCACAAGTGCAAACGGTTCTTATAGTTGGGTTGAAGGTGGCTCAGGTGGAGGCGGCGGTGGATCATTCGCAAATACCGATGTTGATGGACATTTAAATACAAGTGGTGCAAGCGATAACGAAGTATTAAGTTGGGATGGTTCTGATTATGCTTGGGTTGCTCAACCTGCAGATCAAAACACATTTACACAAATGACTGTTGGCGGTACTACAATTGGTGCAGACAGTGCAACAACTCAAGTTACTTTCGTCGCAGGTTCTAATGTAACAATTGCCGCAGATAATACTGCTGATACAATTACAATCTCAGCAAGCGGTGGCGGTGGCGGTGGCGGCGGTACAGATCTAAATGGTTTGGCTTCTGGTGCTATTGACCAAACAGCTGATAGTATTGCATTTGTTGATGCTGATGACTCAGGTAATTCAAAGAAAGAAACAGTTGCTGATTTTGTTTCGGCAATTACAGATGGCACAACAATTACAACAAGCACAGGTGTTGCTTCAGTTGAATCTTCAATTAGATATGCCGATTCAAAAGTAGACACTCACTTAAATGTTTCTGGTGCTACAGCTAATCAATTCCTACAATGGAGTGGTACTGATTATCAGTGGGCTGCAGCAAGTGGCGGAGGTGGTTCATCTACTCTCGCAGGTTTGTCTGAAGTTGATACTGCTGATCTTGATATTCATGATATGGCTGCAACTGCAGTAACAACTTATTATGTTGTTGGTCCTGACAGTTCAAAATATACAATGGATCAACTCCCAGGTGATAACCCAACAGTATATGTACAAGCTGGTCAAACAGTTGCCTTTGAATTAAATGGCGCTACTTCAATGCATCCATTTGAAATAAGATCAGATGCAACAACTGCTTATAACGTTGGCTTGGTTCATTACGCAAACGATGGTACTAAATCAACAGGATCATCTGCTCAAGGCAAATACGAAGGAACATTATATTGGAAGGTACCTGGAAATATTTCTGGTACTTATAAGTATATTTGTACAGCCCATTCATCAATGATTGGTGATATTGTTATTGCTGATCCATCGGCAGGTGGCGGTGGCACGTCGAGAGTATCAGAGGCAGAAACCACTTCTTCAATTTCAAACGGTGCCTCGGCTGATGTATCATATTCGACATTAGGCAAATCATTTGGATTACAAAAGATTACAGTAGATAAGCAATGTTGGGTAAGAATATATTCTGATACAGCAGCAAGAACAGCAGATGCAACTCGATCACAAGGAACAGATCCTGCAGATGGTTCAGGAGTTATCGCTGAGATTATTTCAACAACTTCTGGTACTCAAGTATTTAAAATGACGCCAGCAATTATTGGTTGGCTTGATAATTCAGAAACAACAGTTCCTGTAGCAGTTCAAAATAACTCAGGATCTACAGGTACGGTTACTGTTACAATCGACGCACTTAAACTCGAGAGTTAATAAATGGAAAAGCAACTTTACAACATAGTTATGCTACCGGGTGTTCCTGAATTGGACCTCCTGGAAAACGAAGCAAGTGGAATGGAGTTAAAAATTAACCCAGATCTATTTGATGGTTTGATAACTATGAAGTTAACTGAGGAAGAAGCAGAAACAATTATAGCAAGTGGTAAAGTTCAAGAATGTAGAGTAGAGAAAACCCCAATTGATATGGCCTATCCTACAACAACACCAAAATACGAAAGTGGTACAGTAACATATCGCACAAGATATATTCCAAGTGGTGCACCGTCAACTGTTGGCGCAACATCAACTGGTTTAAATATGTTTTTCACAAGTGAGTTTACGGCTCCTAATGGTACTCCACCTTTTGGATGGTTCCAAGATCCTGAATACCGTTTTACCGATACAGTGAAACAAAACTTTGCTGGTGATTATGTAGATATTGTTGCGATAGAAGCAGGTACTCCTAACTCTGCTTATGCCAATCATATTAATCATGTAGATTTTGCAGAATTAAATGATCCAAGCACACCAAGATTTATACCTATGGATTGGTCATCTGTTTCTTCAAGTTTAAACGATAATAGAAACAATCAAATCACAAATCCTAATGACAAGTTTTCTTCTCATGCAATTGGTGTACTTAGTGCAGCAGGTGGTAAATTTTGTAGTTGGGGTAAGAATTCTTCATTAAGAGTTATTTACTTATCAGATGGAGTTACCGCTGCATATTATGGCGCGCTTCAATGGCATATTTCAAAACCTGTAAATCCTGCGACTGGTGTTCGTAATGCAACTGTCGTAACAGGAGCATGGGGATATAATAGCAACCACCAAAGAATGTATCGTTGTGATCATATTCAAGCATTAGATGTATTTAATCCTGACACTGGAATAAACACAGTTATTAATAGACCTGTAGGAAATTCTTGGGGTACTGACTTAACACCATTTACTGATAATATGTTTATTCCAAGAGTTGTTCAAGATCCTACAGATGGACAGGACTATTGGTGTATTTCAGTTAATGAAGAAACAAGACAATCTTTCTATGATACGATCATGTCACAGTTTAATAACTATAATGGAATTTATCATTTCAAGTCTGCAGGTAATGATACTGGCATCGCGGTAGATCCTGAAGATGCAAGATGGAATAATAAAATCATTGTTGGTGTTGGAGCGAATGGTATTTTAAATACAACAGACAGTGAAGGAAGAATTCAGCTTACCTCTATTACAAGTAGTAATGCTTTATCTTTTTATCCTTTACGAACTGAAATTGAAGGTGGTGCAAATCAGTTTACAATTGCTGCTTGTCAACAAGATGATGTAAACAGATTAATGGATGATTACAGTACAAGAGGACCGATGATTGATTTTGCTGCTTATGGTGCATATACTTGGACAAGCAGTGGTTCAGGAACTACTTATGCGGATGGCAAATGGGGATACTTTAGTGGAACAAGTTGTGCTGCACCAGTCGCCGCTGGTTGTGCAACTGTATTCTTAGATTGGTATTTTACTCAAAGAGGAGTATATCCAAGCATAGCAGAATTAAAAGCGTTAATGAAAAAACATGCTAAAGCAAATTTAATTGGAGAAGATCTATTTGACTTTTCTAATACTGTAACAGCAGGCGATTATGGTTCAGCGAAATTATATAACGCTAACGAAGTAAATAGAATTAAAGATAATAATTATATAAATGGTGGAGCGGAATTGACTGAACTATGTGGAACTCCTCCATTAAGAGTACATATACCTTGGGGTATAAGAATGGGAAGCGGAAGATACATCGCAGGCGGATCAGAGCAAACGGCTGAAGGTAGAAGACCTATTTCTGGGAGAGCATGGCCTCGACCAAAGGTTTCTTTCAGTTCCTAGGATGTTCGTAATAAATAAACTAAAATATAGAGTGATACTGAAACAATGCCAGAAATCTTAAGTAACAATTTTAATCAAGATATAAACAAGTTATTCATAGCTGATGCAAAAGCGAATGATGACTATTACATGTTTGTGTCCAGTATTGGTGGTATAACTCCAGCAGATTCAGCCTCTTCACAAAATGAGTTTTTAGAAAAGACTTTATTTGCGAAAAGAATTGCTGAAAAAGATATCAACTTCATGGTAAAATACTACCCTTGGCAAAGAGGTGTGGTTTATGAAGAATACGACGATATAACTGATTTAGACTCAACCAAGTTTTACGCAGTTGTCGGTCCTAATGATAATGATACTGGTGATTATAGAATCTATAAATGTTTAAACAATAATGAACGTGCTGATGCCAGTTCTCCACCTACATTTGACTCTGCTAATTTAAATCAAATTTACGAAACTGCAGACGGCTATGTTTGGAAGTATATGTATCGTCTCACTACATTACAATTCGAGGCCTATAATGCTTTAGGTTATATTCCAATTGATCCTGCTGCAACTATTGAACCAGCCGCGGTTTACGGTGGTGGTATTTCAGAGATACAAGTTACGAACGCAGATTCAAACCAAGGATACATTGAAAAGAATGGTGTAATTGAAATTGCTTATGGAAGAACAGGTGGTTATAATGTTCACGGTCTTGTTGGATTACAGATAGATCCTAGAGAACAAGATTGGAGTAACATTGATAATTACTATGTAGGTCAATTCCTATATGTAACAAATCAAAGCTCAAGTGTTACGAATCTATTTAAAATAGAATATTATAAAGCAAACACATCAACAGGTAAAGTTGAAATACGAGTCAATGGTGAAATATCAAATCCAACTCGTGGTTCTGTAGAAGGTGCAACGGCAGCAAGCCCAGTTGTTATAACAGCGACTGATCATGGATTAGTTGACGGACAACCTATTACTTTCAATAATGTTGGCGGTATGACAGAATTAAATGTTGATCGTTCAACAGGTACTCCTATCTTTTATGTTGATTCTTTAACTGCAGATACGTTCGCATTAAGATCAACTCCAAACTTATCAACTCCTCTTAACGGTGGAGCGTTTACGGCTTATACCTCAGGCGGTACATGGGAAGCTGTAACTGATTTCTTTGTATGTGGTGCAAAGGCTAATGCAAACTGTAAAGTATTCCCAAGAGTAGAAGTATTAGGTGACGGTATTGGAGCAGTCGCAATTCCTGAACTTGACAACGGTACGATAAATAAAGTTATCCTATTGAATAAAGGCTCAGGATATAATACGGCAATTGCTAATGTAATAGATCCTGCAGTTGACTTTATACCAGAGAACGATACTTCAACTGATGTAAGAGCAACAATACGACCAGTGATTGAACCTAAAGGTGGTCACGGTTATAATTTAATTGATGAATTAAGATGTAAACATTTATCAATGTACGGTTATATTACCGCAGAAGATAACACAAGGATTGGATTTACAAATACTTATGGATGTATTGGTATCGTAAAGAGTCCTACCTTTAGAACAGTAACATCAGGAACATGGAGAAGTGGTCAAGCAAACACGGCTGCTGATCCTAACATTTTTGATAATAGAATCGCAATTACAACAGATGATTATGCAAAATTAACTGCCAATAGTGTAATCTCGCAAGTTGATGTAAATAACGATGTTATATTTACAGCGCAAGTACATGAGATTGATTCTACATCAAATACAATATTTTTAGCAGAATATATGGGACCATATAGAAATAATGAGTTAGTTGGTAACGGGGATACATCATTTAACCCAGAACTAGCAATAACCTCAAATACTGGTCAGAGAATAACAATAAATAATCCTATAGAAGATAATGTAGTTTATTCAGATTATATTCAAAGAACGGGCGAGGTTTATTTCATGGAAGATTTCTTCCCATTGTCAAGAACTGACCTCTCAAGAGAAGAATTTAAATTTGTACTGGAATTTTAAGGAACGTAAGTAAAGATGCCTATTAATAAAAATTTAAACCAAGCACCATACTTCGATGACTATGATGCCGAGAAGCAGTTCTATCGAGTTATGTTCAAGCCTGGCTATGCAATACAGGCAAGGGAACTTACACAACTCCAGACAATGCTTCAGAATCAGGTCGAGTCGTTTGGTGATAACGTATTTAAAGAAGGATCGGTTGTAAAAGGTTGTAACTTTACAGAACTTGATGATCTTCAATTTGTAAAACTAAATGACGTTTCAGCCAGCTTTAACGCAGAAGCATATATTAGTGGACCTGCAGTTGAAACAATATTAGGTCAAGAAGTTGAAGTCGATTATGTTTACGAAATCCGTGGTCAAGCAACAGGTCTTAGAGCAGAAATTGTTCAAGCATCGAAAGGCTTTCAAACAAGACCACCAAATCTAAATACATTCTTTATTAACTATTTAAATATTGGTGTTCTAGGTCAGACTCAATTCCAGGCTGGTGAAGCATTAGTATTAACAAGATATAAGTTCTTACGTGGAACAACTACCGAAGCATTAACAACCAATACTGTTATAAGTCAAGGTCTTGAAGTTTATGGTGGGGGTGCAACTCCTGCAGTTGGTAAAGCATTCGGTATCGAAGCTGCTCCTGGTATTATATTTCAGAAAGGCCACTTTATATTTACAGCAGAGCAAAGATTAGTTGTTGAAAAATACAGTAACACTCCTGATGACAAATCAGTAGGTTATTTAGTTGAAGAAAAATTCACAAGTGCAATACAAGATGCAAGCTTATACGATAACGCAAACGGTGCTAAAAACGAAAACGCACCTGGTGCAGACAGATTAAATCTTGTTCCTACATTAACAGTATTAACAACATCAGAAGGAACGGCAAACCCAGACTTCTTTACATTGATTCGTTATCAAAATGGTAATCCAATTACGATTCGTGATGTATCACAATATAACGTATTAGGCGAGGAAATGGCTCGACGTACTTACGAAGAGTCTGGTAACTATATCTTAGAGAACTTCCCATTAAGTACAGATGATCGTGCTGGTGAAGTACAACTTGTCGTAGGTAATGGTACTGCCTATGTAAAAGGTTATAGAATAGAAAATTCTGGTGAGCGTTCATTCCAAATAGATCAAATAGCATCAACCGAAACAATTGAAGCGCAAAACGTTGGAATGGAATACGGAAACTATTTTGAAATAGATCAGTCATCTGCAAGTCGTGGTTATATTGATCTTAATCTTCAAGTTAAATCAGATATTCAAACAGCATCAAGTCAATCTGCAGGTTCTGTAGCAGTACATAATATAACACCATCGAGAGTTTATATTCATCACGCTGCTTTCACTGGTGCTCAACCACTTTCAAGTGTTACTAAATTAAACGATGCAAGTAATGGTAGCGGTGACTTACCTCTTAAGGTAACTGGATTTGGCGCTCCTATTATTAAAGAAACAAACCGAAAGGCTTTAATCTTTGATACAGGTGTTGATGGTTTATTCGCAACTACAAATACATACATTCCTGTAAGAACGCAAGTAACAGGAACTGCTGCAACTGGTACTATTACTATTACAGCAAATCCTGGTGAAGATTTTAATTGCATAAACGATATTTCAGAGATCTTAGTTAATCAGGCTGGTGTTCAACACCCAGTGATTAGTAAAACTGTTCAATTAAATAATTCACAACTTAATATTGTTTGTGATTCAGCTTTAAATGGATCAGTAGAAATATTCTTTAATAAAAGGCTTGTAGGTTCCTCAGGTGGAATTGATCCTTTTAATAAAACAGTTACACTGCCATGTATTAAATCAAATTATACAACATCAGTAAGTAAATACAGTTTAGGTTTCCCTGATGTATTTGGAATCGTTTCTATTATTACTGAAGGAACAGGTCCTGGTGGAATTGATGAAGATTGGACAAACAGTTTCCGATTAAAAACAAATCAAAAAGATACGATGTATGATATATCTTATATAGAATATATTGAAGGTCGACCTAAGCCCGCTAATGGTATTCTTGTTACAACAATGAAGGCATTTAAATTAGAGGCTTCAACAGGAAACTACTTCTTTACAATTAACAGTTATCCGAATACTTTAGAAAGATATGAGATTCCTTCTTATACATCTGAGTCAGGTCAAGTTTATAACTTAAGAGATTGTTTCGATTTCAGACCTCATGTAGATAAGATCTCAAATGCAAACTATACAGCAACGATACCTGCACAGGCTCCAACGATTACAACGACAGTAGGAACGCAACCAATAACATTTGCGACTGCTCCTAATCCGTTAATACCTGCTGCACAGCAATCATTACAAACAGATCTTGAACATTACCTATCAAGAATTGATACAATTGCTTGTGATTCTTATGGTGATATTATTTTAATAAAAGGTGAAGAGCAAAAGAACGCAATTCCACCTAAACTTGAAACAGATCAATTAGCAATCGCAAACGTTGAGATTCCAACGTTCCCTGCATTGTCCAAGAAACAATCTGATATTTTAAATAAGTCTGCGTATTCTATTAAGCCAAGAGCAACTGGTATTAAGAATTACACAATGAAAGATATGCATCAATTAGAAAAGAAAATTGATAACATGGCATATTATATTTCATTAAATCAATTAGAATCAGAAACATCGAATATGGTTATTCGCGATGAGAACGGTTTAAATAGATTTAAGAATGGCTTTGTTGTAGATCCTTTTAATAATCTTTCATTATCAGAAGTACAACATCCACAATTTAATGCTGCTGTACCATTTAATAAAAAGATATTAACTCCTTCGTTGAAAACGTTTGCGTTAGATCTTAAATATGATTCAGCAACAGGTTCTTCAGTATTCCCATCTACCGCTGATGCTAAAGTAGCAACGATTGGAAGAAATAGTAATGTTGATATTATTAATCAGCCTTATGCTTCGAACTTTAGAAACTGTGTAAGTAACTTTTATAAGTATGTAGGTGATGGAGTTATATCTCCACCTTACGATGCTGCTTATGATACAACAGTTAATCCTGCTTCTATTGATATTGATCTAACAACTCCGTTCCAAGAATTCGTTGATGCAATACAAGACTTTGTACCAATGACGGATGTATCAACTTCTCGAAACTTTGTCCGAACAGGAAGACGTGGTGCAGGCGTTGAAACAATGACAACCACAACAAGAACAAGTGAAGTTGTAATTGATGATTCAACTACAACAGAAAACTTTGTTGGTGAATTTGTTTCTGACTTTAGATTCCAACCTTATATGGCATCAAGAGATATTAAAATTTATATGTCAGGATTAAGACCTAATCAAAGACATTACTTCTTCTTTGATGGTGTTGATGTAAATGCACATATATTAAATGGTTCTAATACAGCTAACTCGGTTGGTGAAGTAGCAAGGATGGGAGTGAAAGGCGCTTCTGTAGAAACAGATTCAAACGGTGTATTAAGAGCTGTATTCCACTTGCCTGCTGAAACATTCTATGTAGGTGATAGAGTATTAGAAATCGTTGACGTAAGTCAATATGCAAGTATTGATTCTGCTTCAACTTCAAAAGGATTCGTTACTTATCGAGCATATAACTTCAGTGTTG